GACAGCGCCGGAAAAGCCGGCATCATTCCTTCGGGAGTGGTGCCGGTTTTTTATTTTAAACTACAAGTAAAGGCAAAAATGATCAATATGAAAATCCCCGTCAAGACATGGCAGTTCTATCATGCCTGTAAACACCACCTGGGGGTCACCACCATCGTCAAGTTGTTCAAGGTGTCACCCAGGCAGGTGGACCGGTGGGCATGTGACCCTGATTTTGCAGAGAGCTCACAGCGTAACCCCATGGATCGTTATGAAACCTTACTCAAGAAACTCATGGAGCTGGGCGCCGTTGACATGGCCCGTGCCACCGTGGATCGCCAGGCCGCCATTGTCGGGTGTGATCTGGTATGCCCCGGTGACGTCAAGCCGGACAAGGAAACCCTGGCCGATGAATGCCTGGACGATCTGCCGCGGCTGGCTGATTTCCATACCGCCATGCGAGACAACCGACCTGTACAGGAAGTCCGAGACCTGTACCGCAAAGCCTGCCAGGACATAGCCGAATCTTTGGCCCTGTATGAACAGGACCAAAAAGACGGGGCGCAATGACATCAATATACAATATCATGCCGGCACCGACTTGGGGCCGGATCAAACAATAACAACAGCGAGAGTCCGGGGCGTGGTGGGATACTGTACCCCGGATCAAGGAGGCATCACATGCAAATTTTAAAAACCATCGGCAACGTCATATAGGGATGCTTTACGCATTTGCAGTTATTTTCCTGTGCCTATAAGGAAAGACTTCGTGAATATCATAAAACCAGTGCCACTCCCCGCACCCCACCTATGGTCAGCAAGCCAAACATACAAACGTACAGCCTTCACGGCTTTTGAATCACGGGTCCTTCCTGGCGCCCTCCTAACACGGTTTCGGGAGGCGCGGGCTTTCCGCGACTTTGAGATTGAGAATGGGAGGGAAATGGGAAACGGTGTTCGGCCGGCGGTTCGGAGAGCGCATGGGTGAGCAGATGACAGAGGCTCAGATCCGGGCGGAGGTCGAGCGCCTGGCCGCTGATGAGCAGGCCCAGGTCGAGCAGCTGGAGGCTGAGAAAAAACGGCCGGGGCATGGATCTGGATCTGGGGGAGGGCCTGGCCCCGGTGGCGGCAAGCCGGTGATAGATTCTGATTTTATTATGAAGTGCCTCTGGCGGAACGAGCTGGGGGATGCTGAGTTGTTCAAGGCCCTGTACCGGGATGATTTTGTATTTAATAAATCTATGGACCGGTGGATGCAGTGGGCCGGGCATCACTGGATCATTGACAAGATGGACCATGCCATGGCCAGCGTGGAGGGTGTGGCCATGGTGTACCAGGATGAAGCAAAGCGGCTGGCAGAGCATATCCGGGAGATGCAGGGCAAAGGGGATGACAGCAAGCACCTGGAAGCCAGGCGCAAAAAGCTGAATGACCGGGTGTCGGCCCTGCGGTCATCCCGCCGCCGGAAAAACTGTGTTCTGTTTGCGCACACCTCTGCCGATCCGCTGGCCATCGATGGAACGGAGATTGATCAGAAACCCTGGTTGCTGCCGTGCTCCAATGGCGTGTTGAATTTGCGGACCGGGGAGCTGGAAAAGGGGCGGCAGAAAGACTGGTTGTTGAAAGCCAGTCCGGTGGCCTGGCCTGATGCCGGCATCGATGCTGACAGCGAGTTGTGGGAGCGGACCCTGGATCAGATCTTTGATGGCAATGGGCCGCTGATCGCGTTTTTCAAACGGGTGTGCGGATATGCCCTGGTGGGCGAGGTGCACCAGTCCGTGCTGATCGTCATGACCGGTCGGGGGCGCAACGGCAAATCCCTGATTGTGGAGATGCTGTCCAAGGTCCTGGGGCCGCTGTCCGGGGCCATCCGGTCGGAGATGCTGCTGGATCAGTTCCGGATAGCATCCAGTTCCGGGCCCACCCCGGACATAATGACCCTGCGTGGGCTGCGCATGGCCTTTGCCTCCGAAACGGACGACGGGTGCAAGATCAGCCCGTCCCGGGTCAAGTGGCTGACCGGCAATGACACCATCACCGGGCGCAATCCGCATGACAAATACGAGGTGCAGTTCCCGCCGTCCCACACGCTTTTCCTTTTGACCAACCACAAGCCGCATGCACCGGCCGATGACTTTGCCTTCTGGGAGCGCATGAAGCTGATACCATTCGAGCTGTCGTTTGTGGACCGGCCCCCGGAGAATGACACCGAGCGGAGGGCAGATCCGGCCCTGGGCCGGAAGCTGGAGCAGGAGCTGCCCGGCATCCTGGCGTGGATGGTGCGCGGGTGCCTGGAGTGGCAGCAGGTGGGCCTGGATCCGCCGGCAATTGTCAAGGCAGCGGTGGAGGAGTACCAGCGCGATGAGGACAGCGTCGGGGATTTTATCGAGGAGTGCTGTGTCACCGGACCGGATTATGCGGTGACGGCGGCGGCCCTGTATGACCGCTTTGAGGACTGGTGGAAGGAGAACGTTTCCAACCGGGTTCCCAAAAAGAAACGGTTCGGCCAGTGGATCGGCAAGCGGTTTGAGCGGGTCAAGTCCGGGGGGATCAAATACCACGGGATCGGGTTGCTGGAGACAGGGTCCGGGGACGGGCCGGTTTGATGCCCTGGGCCATATTGCCCCGGGTGGCCCGGTGAATTTTGGGAGGATTGTACGCGTTGTGTAACGATTTTTTAGGGGTTTTTTCAATCCTCCCAACCAGATAAGGGGTTGATTTTGTTATGAAAAACAACACAGGGATTGCCAGTTGTAGCGATTGGGAGCATTTTTTGACTATCTCTAGAATGTTTTATCTTTTTTTTATTTTTCCAATTTTATCGGGAAAATGTTCCAATCCTCCCAAGGGGTTAAAATCTGTTTTGTTTCTGGTAGGTTATAGCGGTGGAGGATTGAAAAACCTTCCTCCGCAATCCGTCCAATCCTCCCATCGGGAAATCAAAGGAGATTGTCATGACTGATATGGTGCAGCTGGTGGAGGCGGCAGGGGTGGTGCTCAAGAAGGTGGCCGGCACCAATGGCGGAGAATGGGCCGGCGCGTGTCCGGGGTGCGGAGGGTCGGATCGTTTTCGCGTTTGGCCTGCTGACAGGGGGGGGCGGGGTTCTTTCTGGTGTCGTGGGTGCGGGCGTGGTGGTGATGACGTGCAGTTCCTGGTGGAGTTCAAAGGCATGGGGTACAAAAAGGCGTTTGCGGCGTGCGGGCGGGAGGGTGTGCCTTCCGGGTACCGGCCGGCGGCATACCGGGCTGTGGCTGCGTCTGCTGCGGAAAATGCGTTTGTGCCGCGGGGGTATAATCCCCCGGTGGAGACCTGGGAGATAAAGGCAGCGGCTTTTGCGGATGCGGCTCACGCCGCGCTGTTGGAAAATGATGCTGTGCTGCGGTATCTGGCCGGCCGGGGGTTGGACCTGCAGGCGGTCAAGGGGTTCCGGCTGGGGTGGTTTGCCGGGGAAAACGGGAAAAACTGCCTGTTTCGGCCCAGGGTGGCCTGGGGGCTGCCGCGGGTGTTCAATCCGAAAACCGGCAAGGACAAGATGCTGTGGATACCCAGGGGGCTGGTGATTCCGACGTGGAAGGGCGGGCGGCTGTACCGGCTGCGGATCCGGCGGCCGGCAGAGGACCTGCGGACCGATGCGGATGTGAAATATTATGTGGTGCCGGGGTCGGGCATGGATCTGGCCGGGCACAATCCGGACCACCGGGTGTATGTGGTTGTGGAGGCGGATCTGGATGAGATGTTGATTGCCAGGCGGGCCGGGTCCATTGTCGGGTCCGTGGCCCTGGGGTCGGCTGCTGCAAAGCCGGGGGCCGGGATGTACTGGCGGTTGCAGCAGGCGGTGCGGCTGCTCATCGCTTTGGATCACGGGGATGACAACCTGGCGGGTGCAAAGGCGGCACGGTGGTGGCTGGATCAGTTTCCCCAGGCCAGGCGGTGGCCGGTACCCATGGGCAAGGATCCGGGGGAGGCGTTTGAAAAGGGGGTGGACATCAAGGCATGGATCCATGCCGGGCTGCCGCCTGCCGTGACAATGGAGCTGGCCCGGGATCATGCATACCGGCCGCCTGCGGATGTGCCGCCCATCTGCGAGCTGCGGGATTTGCTGCGGTCGTATCCGGTGCGGCTGATTGCCACGGAGCGCAAAGCGGAAATCGATTTTGATCCGGGGCTGAAAAACCGGGGCATCCGGAACCGGGTCAAGGAGCTGTTCATGGGCGATGACGAGCTGCACTGGTATCTGCGGGTGTTTCATCCGGGGGATGTGATCACCGGGGATAATTTTATGATGCCGGGCGAGCTTGCCCAAAAACCGGAGGTGTCCCATGTCTGAAGACAGCGACCGGACATTTTCTTCTTTGCTGCAGGTCATGGAGTATTTGACCGGCAAGGGATACAAGGTGTCCAAATCAAAAATATACCGGGATGCGGAGAACGGAAAGATCACGGTGGTGTCGGACAAGGCGGGGAACAAGTCAGTCACGGCCCTGGCGGCCTGGGAGTATGCGGAAAAGCATCTGGAAAAAATCGGGGTACACAAAGGGGACCTGAAGGACCTGCAGGCAGTCAAGTTGAAAAATGCGATCCGGAATCAGGATATCGAGTATCAACGCAAAAAGTTTGATCTGGAAAAGGAGCAGGGCAAGTATATCCCCCGGGTAGATTTCGAGGCGGAGCTGGCGGCCCGGGCCGCGGTGCTGGATTCGGGGTTTCGGCATCTGTTCAACATCAAGGCACGGGAGTGGATCGCGGTGGTGGGGGGCAGGCCGGAGCGGACCGCGGATTTTCTGGCGGCCCTGAATGCCGGGTTGGATGAGCAGCTGAACGTGTATGCCACGACACAAGTGTTCCAGGTGCTGTTCGAGGACCAAGAGGATGATGCGGATGTGGATGCGGGTGGATCCGGGGGCGAAGGCTGATGTTTTGCGAGCGGTATAAATGCGAGATGCCGGAAAAAACCTGTGTGCTCCGGCAGCGGCGGCATATCGGGCGGATGCCGGTCAGTGGGGTGAGCCGGGACCCGGGGTGCGCATCTTGTGAACAGGGCCGGGATATCATGAAACAGTACAATGCAAAGGAGAAAAACATGGAATCGGTTGAAGAACGGAAGGCAATTTTGGTTTTTTGTGACAGCGCCAAGGACTGCGCTAGGCTCAATTTCAGTAAGATAAATCGATTAGGAAGGAGGCGATAGCAGAGCGTCAAAATGTTGGGAAACACTATGAGTAATAGGCAACTCCCCGCTAAGATCATAGCCGCCGCTCCTACCAGCAGAATACTTAAAGTTTCGCTAAAGCTAAAAATAAGCAGTGCAATAGTGCTTAGTATTATCATTGCACTGGCAATCCACCACTGCATATCGCTTGGCTGCGAATGACTATGTGTGTGAGCAATGGATTGGTTTAGCTGTCGAAAAGGCACCAATAAGGCCATCGTAATACCCGCAAGACTGATGGCTAAGACCTTGGCATA